GTGTGCCACTTGGCAAATCGACTGCTGCGCCCTCGTTATTGAACAACACAACGCGCACCGTGTCTGCCGCTTGGACGTGAGCGGTGATTAGCATATTTCTGCTTCCGATGGTCGAAAGCGTTGCAGAACATACATCGCCAACACTAGCCCCTGTCACCGTGACAGTGTCATTGGCCGAGCTTAGATTCGCAATGTTGCCAGGGTCCCAGGTTTTGCTGCCGTACAGCACCTGTGCCGACACAGTGTTGCCGGATGTCAAGTCGGTAGGTGTTGCGCCCGCTGGGTCGTTGTCCTGAAATTGTGCGTTTAGCGTTGTGCCAAAAACAACGCACGTTTGCCCGCCAATGGCGTCTAGGAATCGGTTTGACCTAAACGCCACGCGGTCGTTAGGAAACGAGACGTTGTTAAAGTTGCAAATGTTTGTCGTTGATGCCTGAATTGCGTTCTGTTCAACGACTACTCGCCTATTGCTACCACCTGCGTTTCCTGCAATTGCACTAGCCAGCCAAAGCTCAATGTAATTCTGAACAATGAACACCCCTTCAACGCCTTGCAGGTCAATGCCTTTGTTGCCGTTGTTGGAGCCCTCGAAGTTATTGCTCAGGACGAGGACATTCTGCGTACCGTAAAGCGCAAGACCAATAAAGTTGGCCTGATTGTTTCCGATTACGTCGTTGTTTGGGCCGAACATGCCGTGGTTAGAGCCCACTGTATCAACGATTGAGCACAGTACACCGTTGCTGTGAATGTTCTCAAACCCGCAGTTGGACACCCACCAGTGATAGACGCGCGCAAACTCAATGCCTAGCGCGCCTGATGCCGTAAAGTCGTAGAAGTCGCACGAATCAACACGCACCCTAGTGGCATGCTGAAATTTCATCGCCCCCAATGCTCCCGCTGTTCCTTGAAACGACATATCGCGTATGTCTGCCCGCAGCGTTGTTTGCGATGAATAAATAGCGCTAAATCCGTAGACAGCCGCATCGACAACAACAAGCGTTTCTCTCCGTCCCGCGCCAAAGATATTCTTGTTTGGCGAAAGCAACAGAGAAGACGTGATTCTGTACGTCCCGGGCGGGAAATACACTTGATCGCTTTCGTTGATGGCTAATTGGATGGCTGCTGTGTCGTCTGCTATCCCATTCCCTACTGCGCCACGATCTTTGACACTCAAGAACTCCCGAGCCTTATCCTGAATCGTTCGATTTGCAGCGCCAGCGCCAGCCTGAACAAATATCACTTCGCTGGAGCTAATGTCCCCCAGCCGCTGCGTCGAAGCCGGCGCCGAGTACACAACCGAGCCCTTCGCGTCCTGCACCATGAGCGAGTAATCGCTTCCAACGTACAGCCGGCCAGGCGTGCCGCTATTGCTCGGGTAGCCGTTGATCGTGCGCACCGGCTGCGCTGCTGGCTGCGTCAGGGCAGCGTCCCAAAACACCGCGATGGGGTTGGTCTGCGGCGGCTGGTTGGCAGCGCCGATCCAGATGTAGCCGTTTTCCAGCGGCTGGCCGGCTCGGTCAGTGAAGATCGGGTACGCGGGGGAGACTGAGAGGGCGGTCATGGTTGGCCTGCTGCGGTTTGGGCTTTCTCTTCGATAGCCTCGGATTGCGTCTGGATGGTAGCGAATAGCCGCTTGGCGATCTGCTCCTCTAGTGAACTTCCAGGCTCTGCCTTGCCTAGCTTGATCATCAGATTGCGCACGGGGGCCGATTCGTAGACTCTAGCCATAGCGCCAACTCCGCCAGCCACCGCAAGACTTCCGAAAAACGACCCGACGACACTTTGCAAAAAGCTACCAGCGACGAACGGCATCGTTTCCTGACCCGTGGCCGTTGGAACACCGGATTGCGCGGCCCGGCGCGTAAGTGTCAAAGCCCTTGAAAGACCTTCGACCTGTTCTAGGTCTGAGCCTTTGAAGAATACTCCGATTTGAGGCTGAAGCCTCTTCAGTGCAGCATTGAACTGCTCTGGCTTGAAAACCTTTGTTCCATCCTCTAACGTCCCCTCTGCATTTTGAGCGGCGCGGGCGAGGATAGCCGTGCGAGCGTTGGCCTGACCGGCAGGCGTGAGGCTTGAGTAAAGCTGGCGCACCTCGCTAGGCTTTGCAGAGAAAAGCAGCTTGTTCACGACCTCCGGGGTAGCGTTGCCGCTGCGAAGAACTGACTTCAGCGTGCCGAACTCAAGCTCACCGGCAAGCTCGGACAGTCGCTTGTTTGCAACCGCCCACTTCGTTGCGTCGCGGGTTTCGCCGTTCGCCCTGATGAAGGTTTCCATGTCCTGCTTCAGCGGGCCGTAGATGGACGATAGCGACTTCTCGCCAGCACTGCGGATGGACGAAAGCTCGGGGGCACTAAACGACTCGCCTACCTGCTTGCGCAAGGTTTCGATGTTACGTAGGTTTTGCCCTTGAAGGCTGTTTTTCCAATCTTCAAGCGTGCGGATGATGGGCGCGTACTGCTCAGACTTGAGCCCTTGAAGCCTGGAAATCTCGTTGTCGATAGCCTGCGTGGCGTTCGTTACAGGGACAGTGCCAGCATTACCAAGCCGGTCGATGACCTCGTTTTTCAGCCCCGTGTACTTTGTCAGGTCGGCCGACCGCTTGCTGGCTAGGTCGCGCATCACGTCGTCGCTGACGTTCGCCGCGTCATCGGCACCAAACTGCCTGAGAAGGTCTTTCACGGCATCTACGCGGGCCTGCTGCTGTGCAACCCGAACCGGGCCAGTACCTAGCACCGGGATACGCTCTCCGGTGCGCTGGCCGACTTGGCCGATGAACGTAGACGGCGGGAAAGCATCCGACGTCATCACCGGGATTCCGCGCTGCTCGGCTGCGGTGACGCCCTGTTGAAGGCCGGCATTTGGAATGCGCGCAGCAGACGGAACCATCCTCGCGCCTAGCACTCCGCCGACAAGACTCGCGCCAATCTGACCCGCAGGCGTTCCGCCGGCTTCCTGCGCAGCTTGCCCGGCAGCACCGGCACCGGCACCGCCCGCCACTTGCGCCAAAGGCTGCGCGGCCAACGAGCGGCCGACCTCGCGCGTTACGGGCGACGTAGCAGCGGCCTGCACGGCGCGGCCAGCCGATGCGATGCCACCAGCACCAGCGGCACCGGCTGCGGTTGACTGAACGATGCGCTCTGCCTGCGTTTTTGCTTCCGGCACTCCCATACGGGTGAGAAGGTTTTGCATGGCTTCGGTCGGCCGCGTGAACTTGGTTCCGAACAGGTTGTTCACCGTGTCCACGATGGGATCGCCCACCAGCGGAGCCAAAGCAGCAGCGCCAGCACCCGCGATAGCGCCCGGGATGGCCCCTACACCAGCGACAGGAGCGCCCAGCGCAGCGCCGATAGCAGCGCCGCCAGCGATAGGGCCAGCACCGCGCACGGCAGCGCCAGCTAGACCGGCGGCCGACGTTCCGCGCGGCTGGGCTTCTTGCGCCTTGGCAAGCTCATACGCTTGCACGACCGTATCGAAGTCGGGCGTGCCGCGCTTGTCGGCGTTTTGAACGATCCACGCGGCATATTCGTCGGCCGTCGCCATGCTATCTGCCTCCGCGGATGATTTGATCGGCGCGGGATCGAACATCACCGGCCGTGGCTTGAGTGGCTGGCGCTGCCGCCTCTGGCATCGGCTGCACGGTGCCAAGGAACAATTCAGCCGTTGGAGCCTTACCTGTTTTGATGGTGGCCTCTAGCAATTTGGTGTTTCTAGCGTACTGCGCGCGGGCCGACCGCTCAAACACATTGAACAGGGTTTCTAGTTCTCCCTTGGTAAAGTTTATGTCGCCAGCTTTGGCTTGGATTAGCAGCTTCTGCTCGCCCTGAGTGATTTCACCCTGCCCCCTCAAAAGCGAGCGAGCGTTAAGCGCCATCTCTGCGTTGCCCTGAATCAGTTCCGTGGTGGCGTTGACGGCTTTGTCACCAGTGAACCCAAGCGCAGACGCTACCCGCGCGACCACCAGCCTTTGCTCGGCACCAGGGCCTACGATTGCTGATTGCAGCGCCTGCCGGTATCTGCCAAGGTCGCTCACTTGATTCACGGCGGCGTTAGCCTGCTCGGCCAAATTGGGAACCATCTTTCCAAGCTCTGCCGATGCCGTTCTGTCAATGTTTGACACTTCGATTTTCGTCACAGGCTGCCGCAGACTCTGCGTATTCCTGAAAGTCTGTTGTTGGCTCGGCGTCAGATTCTCAAACTCGATGGCCTCAAGAATCGACGACGGCATGCCCTTGCGCCGTTCAGCTTGTTCGACCAGCGGCTGAAGCGCTGCTGCACGCCTTTCCTCTAAGGCTTTGTTGACGCCCTCTAGCAATTCTTTTCCGCCAGGCAGGCGCGCAATCATCGGCGCCAGCGTAACGCGCGCCATCTTCGGGTCTTGTTCGATCAGGTTGGCCTGAAGCTCAAAGCCTTTGGCGTCGGCTTCGTTGCTCTTGTTGCGCTCGGCCGTTGCGCGCTCGCGCAGCAGGTTTACAGCGACCTCGGGCTTTGTTTCGGCAGCCGACAGGACTTGCCCGTTAAAAGCTAGAAGGTTGCCTTGCTCTTCAGTGCTACGGGTTTTGAACCAGTTGAGCATTGCCTCCGAGCGATCCTTCGGCAGAAACATCGCTAGGTTCTCATAGTCCCGCGCCGTCGGGTTCGGCTTGTTGCGCAGCGCCATGAGTTGTTCACTGAGCATGCGCTGCTGTTCCGCCGCTGCCTGCTGCTGCAATAGCGCCTGCTGCTGCTGCGCTGCGCGGGCTTCGGCTTCTTGCCGCATGGCCTGCGCCTGGGCCATTTGCGAGCCAATCTGGAACCCGCCAGCCAGCGACTGGAACGGGGTTTGGATGCCTTGAAGAGAGTAGTTGATCGGTCCCATATCACGGCCCCGTGGGAGTGGTTTCGGGCATGGTGAACCACGATTGACCAGACGGCGCCCGTAGCCCGCCACCGCTAACGGGCTGCGCCGCCGGCTGCGCTGCTGGTTGTTGCGTGCCAAACCCGCCAAACGGGTTCCTGCCCATTGCCATCTGCATGCCAGCGTACTGCATGGGCATCTGTAGCAAACTGGCATATGGTGCAGCTTGGCCCAGCACCCCGCCCGCCATAGCCGCGCCCTGCTGCTGCAGCAGGTTGCCGACGTTTTGCCCGGTGTTGATTCCCGCCGTGCCGACACCCGCCGCCGACTGCTGGCCGAGGCCCGTCAAGCCTGCGAGCCGGCTGTATTGCTGGTCAATGGCCTGTTGGAGCATGGCCGGGCGGAACTGCGCCAGAGCCGCCTGCATGTTGCCGCCTCGCAGACCACCAGTAGCGGCTGCGTTCTGCATCATCGCCTCTTCGCCCTGCCGCACCTGGGATTGGAATAGTGGGCTCTGCTCGATTGCGCCGATGGCTTCTTGTTGCGCCTGTTGTCCACCGAGGCCGATGAGAGCCTGCATACCCTGAAGCGCCGGAGTGCCAGCTTGGACGTATGGCGCGAGCAGTTCGCGCATCTTCTCAAGCTGCGCCCGCTGCTCTGCGATGCCCTCGCGGGCGACGCCGGCTTGCACGTTTGCGGCATCTTCCGCCGCGCGGGATTGCAGATAGGAGCCCGCAAGGCTTGCCCCGACTTGGCCCGCTAGTTGACCCCATCCCATACCTGTAGCTCCTGCAGTTGCGCCACCAGCCCCAGCCGCAGCACCCCCAGCGCCCGCAGCAGCGCCGCCCGCCGCAGCGCCACCAGCGCCAGCCGCAGCGCCACCGGCAGCAGCGCCTCCGGCAGCGCCGCCAGCCGGAGCCGCCGCACCAGCAGCGCCTCCTGCCCCGCCAGCACCAGCGAGCGCGGTCCCGCCAAAATACATCGCAGCAGCAGGCAGAACAAATTCCTTCCCGAACTGCTCCAACGGGTCACGCACAAACGATTCGCCCGTGCTGACCTGCCTAGACTTGGCTTGCATCGGGTCGTTTTGCAGCGTCCACTGACCCGTGGTCGGGTCTTTGGCGTAGATCGCCTCCATCGTGTCGTACTTGTGAGCCCCCGGCTGCTGCAAAGTAACTTGCATGCGTCCGTCTGGAAGCGCGACTACGTTGCTGTATTTGGTGCTGAAAGGCGTGTTGCCTAAGGATCGCGCTGTATTGACGTCAAGCTGCCATCCAACTTGTTCGCCCGTGCTGTCATCATTAGGGCCATACGCGATAAGCGGCGCAAATCCGCCTAGAGTGCGAATAGCGGCGTATGGGTCAAACGATTGCGGCACGGTAGCCATCACGAAATCTCGCGGCCGGACACTCGGAACGTCAACGCAGAAGCGGAACTAGCGATGGTGGAAATGAACCCGCCCGGCTCCAACGCATGGCCGACCAGCTCGGGACAGGTGTAGGTTTCATCAGGCTGCACCGTGCGATTGTCGATCACCAGATTGGCACTCCCGGCAGACCCGCCACTGGTCACCAAGTTTACCGAAAAGGTGCGGCTTACGGTATCAGTATTCGTTACCGTTGCCTTGTCAATGATCGCGCGGATCGCGGTCGCCGTGTATTGCGTGGTTTGCGTCGCCTGCAGTTGCAGCGGCGGCACCAGCACTTTCACCGTTACGGTCATGTTTCACTCCTGATGTTGCTTGTAACCGTCAGGATAACCGACGGAATCTCCGGAACCGGCCCGGACGCCGGGAAGTATTGAAGCTGCACGGCCGTGTCAGACACAGCCCACATAAGTTGCACGTAGTCGCCTGCCTTCAGGTCTAGCAGGATGTTCGCTGTTCCGAATATCTCGTGGTTGTTGCCCTGAATCTGAATTTGCGACGCCGACGCCGGGACGTTCACGCCGTTTACCCGCCACCATGTCCAGAAGTTCGCCGCTCCGCCGCTGGTCTTGTCTAGCTGCACGCTGAACTGGAAGTTGTAGACGCCTTCGGTGTCTACTTGCACTTCTGACGGGCTGCGAAGAACTACGCCTTGGTTTAGTGCACTTGAATACGAACCATCTGGAAATTGACTTGCTGGTGGAGTGAACGCTGCTGTATACCTAGCCACTCCTTTTGTAATTCTTACTTCGTCGATGTACCCATTGAGATAGTGCCACGCTCCATCATTTGCAAATCTACGGCTCAAAAGCATGTTGGACGCATTGAAATTCTGAGTTGATGAGTGCGTTGCAATTAACGCGCCATCAAGAAACAGCCGAATATCAGAGCCGGACCTAGTTACAGCGACGTGATACCAAACACCGTCTGTGATTGAGTTGTTCGCAGTTTTAAGGCCGACAATACCAGTATCACTTAAAAATGCGATGTTTCTATCAGTGCGGTCGTACTCAAGCACCCATCCATTATTTACGCCATCGCGCGTTTGCGCTATGTGTTGAAAGCGTGTGTCGCTTGCGCCCTCCACGGACACAAACATTTCAATAGTAAAGTCGCTTGGAAGATTAAAGCTAGACCCTGAAACAGATACGTAGTCTCCGCCACCATCAAAGAACCCAGACGCGCCGCCAAACTTGAATTTGGCCGTGCTTATTTGTGCATTGCCAAATGCAGTTGACGCATTGGCCACAATGCTCGAATCTGTAAATGTGGTGCTGCCGTTAGCCCCATTCATATGGAGCAGCAAAACTACCTTAGAAAACTCAGGATCTGCCGAAACAATGCTGCTGTTATACGTCACCGCATAAGCTGTATTGATCGCCGCCGCCGTTTGCGTCGTAGTGTCCCAAAACATGCCAAACCGCTGCCGTTTGCGCGGCTGGCTTGCGGGCTGCATTTGCAGTCCGTCAACCGTGGCGGATAGGTCGCTGACGAGCGCTAGAGCTTGGTTCGCCTTGTTTTCGGCCGCTGCGATGGCAACGGGCATTTCTTGTTCTAGCGTGGCCGTGCGGTCTAGTGCGTCTTGCGCCTTTGCTTGTGTCACCGCGCAGCACACCGCCGCGTCATGCGCCACGCTGGCGATAGTGGCTAGTGCTTCATTGGCCGAGGCTTGAGCCGAGCCGAGTTCCACAAAGTCACTAGACGACGACCCATCGGCCAGCGGCTCAACGACGGAGAACAGGTTCTCAAAGGCGCGGATCTGCTCCTGATCCTTCAGGAACTGCGAAAGCTGCGAACGGCTCAGGCGGAGCGGCGGGACGGTTGCCATCACACTTCCAACGGCTCTAGCCGTGCCTCAAGCCTGAGGACGGAGATATGCGCGTCCGTGTCCCCTCGGAACCGCTGCACGCGGATGCTCTCCATATGCCCCTGCTGGAACCAGACCAGGCGCTTACGGGTGTCGCCAGTGGTACCTGCGGAGATAAATCGATCCTGGCTCCAACTCATGCCGTCCGTGCTGTAGGACGTGCTCACCTGCGGATTGACGCCGAGCGCCACCCGTCCCGGTAGGGACACTAGCTCTAGTTCGTGGAAGATCGCGCCCTTGCTCTCGTTGTAAACGATGGGGCAGGCGAACTCCCATCGGGCCTTTTGGCCCCATTGGCTGCTGATGGTGCGGTCTAGGTATCCCACCTGAGCCGATGACGGATGGCCGACGATCCAGCGGTCATAGCACCAGACCAGATTACGAGCCGGGTACTCTGCGAAGTCCACCATCCCGCTAGTGAGCGTGAACCAGACCCGCTGCTGTAGCACCTGACTTGCCGCGTGGTCATACACCAGCGTCCGGTCGGGAAGATGGACGTACAGCAGCTTATGCGAGCGGTCGAAACGGGCTTCCAGTTTCACCGTGGACAGTTCCGCCTCGGTGTAGTTTTGAAGAATCAGGTCGATATCTTGCGAAGCGAGCGGAGCACTTGAAGCGTTTTGGCCGATGTAGATGCTCGGGGGCTCGTTACGGCCTCCCCCAAGGAACGCGATGCCCTCGTCGCCAAACACACAGCAGCTATGGGTTCCGATAGCCCCGCGCATGATCTGCGCGCCGTCGATTCTCTGAAACGGGAAACCCGTTCCGCCAACGTTGTCGAATACCTCGATGGTGTGCCGGTTGACTGCGTAGACTTCGTTTCTAGACTTCAGCAGCGCGACAACAGGATCAGGATCAAGCTCGCTTGATCCGTACTTCAGCGGGTTGATTGACAGCGGGTTGCCGATATCTGTGACGACTAGGAATTCTCCGTCTGTCGTCATGAAATACCCGTCAACCCAGACAACATCCAGCACCGTGCCTAGATCAGGGTCGGTCACTTGCGTGAGTGCGCCATTCCAGTAGAACAAGTTCCCACCGCTGGCGATGGCGAGCCGGTCAAATGAATAGTCGAAGGTGACGTATCCCGTCCCGCCGACATCGCCCAGCACCGTAACGGCACCGTTCGACGCCACCGTGACCAGCTTGGTGCCCATCACCCGGTAGCAGGTGCCCTGCCATTCGATCCCGCCTCTGTCAACGCCTGGTCCAGTACCAAACGGAACGATGCCATCAACCGGCCGCAGGTACTCCTGACTGACGCCTGAACCCTTTGGTACTGGCATCAGGTTGACCGGGAACGACGCCCTAACGTCAGGCCCGCTGTCGGTGTAGATGCCCGAGACGATGGGGATAGACGGCACGGGCCACCATCAAGCGTTGGACGACTTGATCACCGCATACCGCAGAACAATCGCCTCGCTCAGGCTGCCTGCCGTGATGTTGCGAACGTTGATGTTCGCCTGACCAGCGAGGCACTGAGCGTTCAGCGTGTAGGCCCCAGCCGTACCACCCGAGATATGGCTCAGGACGACTAGATCATTTGCTTCAATGATCAGGCTGTTCAGCGTAAACGTCACGGTCGTGTTCGCGGCCAACGCTGCGTTGTTCATCGTGATCGTGCCGGTAGGCTTGTCCAGCGTGACAGACGTCGCCTTACCAGATCCAGCGCCCTGCGTAACCGTGCCACCCGCACCCGTGGTGTAGCCGTGCTTCCCGAGGTTGTTGATGTACTGGTTGAAAGCCGTGGTGACGCTTGCCCCGACGGCGTTGCCGATATCCGGGTTGATCAGGGCCGGGGCAGATTGGAACACCAGCGCACCCGTGCCCGTTTCGTCAGTCACGGCCGCAGCGAGGTTCGCGCTGCTGGGAGTGCTTAGGAAGGTGCGGATCGCGGCTCCATAGGGTGCGCTATCGGCCGTGATGCTGTACCACGAGTTGGTGGCTTGATACCACCGCAGACGGACACCAGCACCGGCCTGCAGCATGGTCGGCAGGCCATGGACCGTCGTCGCCCCGTTTAGGCCGATGGTCAGTGCCGTGATTTGCTGGGTCGTGGTGATGAGGATTTCCGTGCCGTCAGGAACGCCAGTATTGAGCGGCAGCGTGATCGTGCCAGTCGCAAGCGTGCCAGCGGGCTGAAGAATCATCCACTGCTGCTCACTGATGGGCGTCGGGGCGGAGATGCTGAAGCCGGTGGCCGGGGTGTAGAGGTTGACAGCGACGGTCGGGGCCGCGAAGGTCTGCTCAAAGAAGTCGAGCACGGTCGCAAGGCTCGCGCGCCTGGCGTCGCCGTTGACCGTGTTGTAAACCGGGATCTGGTCGCCGGTGGAAAGCTGCGAGACAACCGGAAGTTGGTTGATGGTCGGCATCTCAAAACTCCAGCGGGCCTTCCTGGCCCGAAAGCACCGGATCACTCGGCGCAGGCATGAAAGGATCGTCATAGCGCCACGGCTTTTGACCAGCGCCCATCGGCAGAGTGCGCGGAAACTGCTGCTCAATCGGAAACGCAGCACGGGCCAGCAGCGTGTCATAGGCCTGTTTCGCAGTGGTGCGGGTGTCAAGCGATACGGTCTTGCCGTACTGCGGAGCTAGACGGATGGCCAGGTTCGTGATGATGGCCTCGTTCGCGCTATCAGGAACCTGCGTATCGGTGTCCAGGTCGCTATCCTGCGGGTTTGACGGGAGCGGGTAGCCCAATCGGATACCCCGGGCGTTCCATGT